GTTGATGCGCTTGCCTTCTTCCAGAAATTCTTCTGCCGTCTTCCAACGCTCTTCCGGGCCTGTGTATTCCTCGCGCGGCCGCCAGCCGATCAGCCGGGCTTCAGCTTCTGCAGGATCTGGGGCGTCAGGCATGTTAGGGGTTTCAAGATCAGACATTGTCCCCTCCCGTATAGATTGCCTTCACGTCCAGGTCGTTGATGAGCCTGTAGACTTCCCCATCCACCCCAACGCGCTCTGTACCAGCGTAACGGGCAAAGATAACCTGATCTCCTACCACACACCACGGCTGGGCCTGATCGGAGTAGGCGGTAGGGCCTAGGGCGATGACCGTTGCCTCGGTCTGGCCCATGTGTTCCCTCGACCGCTGCGTCGCCGTCGCCAGCACAATGCCGCTCTTCGTTGTCTCTTCCACAACCTTCGGCTTGACCAGGATAACGTGGCCAGCCGGTTGGATACCTGAAGTGTTCATACCTCTTCCTTTAGTTAAAGAAATCCAGAGTCATCTCGGACATGTCCTGCAGCAAACGGCAAACGTAACTTGCCACTGTACTCTGCGTGGGATCCGTATAGACTCCATCAGCCCAGGCCGCCTGCATCTCCCTCGCCTTGTCCCCCAAGAAGTCCTTGAAGTACTTGGTTACTGGGTGGTTCAGCCATTCCTGGATTTCCTCCGCCGTCGGGGCGGGGAGTTCCCCTGCTCTGCCTTGCATCATTTACTCTTCCTTCTGATTTGTGAAGACTGTCTAAAATGAGCTGTGCTGATTTCAGCAAGCTTTCCTGATGGGCCTTCGCGGCTCCGATTTGAGCTTCGAGCAGGGCAATTTCGTGCCCTGATTTCACCCCATCTGCTTGGGACAGATGGAGAACAGCCTTGGCGCGAAGCTCTTGCACCTTGGCCTGGTTGAGTTCGGCTTCCCCGAGGAGCTGGAGGGCAGCCATTTGCATTTCCATCCGCTGGGCCTGGGAGCGCTCCTGGACCTTCATCTTCTCGATTTCCAGTTTGGCGTTCGGAAGTGGCGGGACTTTATCGGGTCCAGGATAGACTGTGCGAATGTCGGAGATCTTCAAGGCTTCTAGGAAACGCCGCTCGACGGCCTGGAGGTCATAGCCCGCGGTCGTCATGGCGGATTGCTTAAGGAATTGGGCCTGCTGGATCCGCTGCATATCCGTAACCATGTTGGGATCGGCCATTGGGCAGACAGTCTTGGCGTCAGGGAGGTAATCGAGGCTGAGGATTTTCTGCCGCTCTCCCGAGGCATCATAATAGACGGTCGTGCCTTCCTGAAGATAGACCTGATTGAGATTGTACAGCTTCCGAAACTCTCCCTTCATTGCCCTGTAGAGGCGTTTGAAGATTCCGATAAAGACCTTCTGCCCTTCCGCCACAACAGTCCGAGTGGTTTCAGCGGGGGTATTCTGGCCTGGAGATATGCCGACCTGGGATTCCATCGACCCCGCTACCCTCTCGGAGTAGTCAATAAGAAGGCCGAGAAGCTGGAAAAGGACTGCAGAAGGTTCCCGCACATCAAGGGGAATGATGCTCTTTCTAAGGTCGTCCCCCAGGCTATCAACCCGTTTCCACTCGAAGGGGGAGAAGGCTGTATCCCCCGATCTGATCTTCGCCCCGCGCCCAAGAAAACCCCCCGCAGTGTTCGCCAGAGTTCCTGCATCGAGAAGCTGATTGATGATCGTGTTGATCGAATCGTTCAGTGGCTGGAGGAGAATTCCAAACCCCAGGTCATAAATACCGCCATCCGGACTGGGGATGCAAGAGTACTTTTGAAGATTCTGCTGGCAGGTGATGGAGTAGATTTCTCCCGCCGAGTTTCTCTTCACATACTGGCTGGTGTAGCGCGCGACGATGCGGCAGAGCTGACCGCTACCTCGAATCATAGTAACGATGTAAGGCTCTTCGTATCCGTCCCCATCCAGATCGAGGTAGCGATGCTGCTCCAGGAGTTCGTAAGGCAAATCCTCCTGACGGGGGGAAATCTCTGTTCCCAGCATCCGTTCGACCGGCTGGCCGATGGAGGGCTTAAGCGGATCGACCGGAGCGCTGAGGGGTTCCTGTTCGCAGAAAAACCCTCTGCGCTGATAAGAGATCAGTTCATTCTTTGAGGTCTCAACTACGTGAGTCCAGCGGGAAGCGGCCTCCACGCTCTTTGCGAAATAGGGGATATAGATATCCTTGGCCGGAACATACTCACTGACGTTGTGGCCGAGTTCCTGGTTGAAGTAGATCTTCTTGAAGGCACAGCCGATGATGGGAACTGTCAGGAGGACGCGATCATGATCCTCCTCCCAACTCTCATCTTCCTCCAGAATCTGGTAGCTCATGTGGTTTGCTACGCGCGTAGCCCGAGCCTCCTTCTCCCCCGTCGGATCTGGGCCGAAGGTACGGCAGCGCACGAGGTCTGGCCCCGGTACCATAGCGGGGTAAGCGCGGGAGTGAAACTGGAGGGCAGCAATCGTAATGATCGGAAACTTAACATTGGCTGCCCCTTGCCAGGGGAAGGACTTAGGCTCTGTGACCTGGAGGGCTAGCTCCAGAGCCCCCTTCATCTTCCTCTCCCAGTCTTCCCGCCCCGTCACATCAGCATCAAAGTCGGACTGGACGAGAAGGGCAATCTGCCGCCTTTCCCCTTCCATCAGAAGTTCGGCGATGTTGACCGACTCGACAAGATCGGAGGTACTTAGGGAGGTTTCCAGCTCAAGCATATTAGTATCCGGTTGTCTGGCAACGGTTCATGAAGATGCGCGGATCGTGGGTGTAGAACTCTACCTCTTCGTCAGAAAAGAAATCCTCTTCCTCGGGAGATGCCTGATTGTCGAAACCCTTCACCAGGATAGCGGTAGAGTCGAACTGGTCGTCCAGGCGGGCTTCGGAACCAGGGACGAAACTGAGGCACTCATCCTCATAGTTCTCATACCACTCAGCCTTCTTGTTGAAACGGAGACCCTGACCGCGAAGCCTCTTCTGAAATGGGCGGGCGCGGACAGCTTTGTCCTTGACAGGGTTGATAACGCGGATCGGAAGATAAAGGTTGCGTTCCCTCATCTCCCTGAAAATGATCTCCTCGACCGCCTTCCAAATAACCCCGCCCTCCACCACGAACTCATCGACAGTGTATTCCTCTGCAAGCTGGAACATCACATCGATCCATTCGTTTGTGCTCCAGCGATCTACCCGCTGATCGACAATATGAACCAGGCCATCCAGAGACTGGCCGCCAACAGTGAAACTAGTGCGGTTCGCTGTGTCTGCTTTGCTGACCGCAAAATCCGCCCCGATCTTGTAAATCTTCTTGGCTGCATAGTCGGCATCGCCCATAGGAAGAAAGTCGCTGCTGCGGAGATACGCCTCAGAGTTGTCGCGGGGCTTGTTAAGGTACTCCTGGCTGTAGCCCGCTGCATCCCCGTCCTCCAGAAAGACTTGTCGAATAGCCCGCAGCCGGTCTTCTGTAAAAGCACCGGGCCACAGGATATTGGAGAAATCGTCCATCGAAGAATGGGCACTGAAGAAAAGGGAAGACCAAGCTTTACTGCGCATGGCCTTGGAAAGGACGGATTCTTCATGCAGGATAGTTCCGTGCATACGGACCAGTCCCCCACGGCGGCGGCAGGGGATGAGAGCTCGGTTGACCCAGCGGAGAAACTTCTCCCGCCGAGCCTTGTTCTCGACCTGTTCATCCTCCTCCAGGTCGTCTGCGATGATGAGGCCAGGGCGCTTACCTCGCCACTTCATCCCCCGCATCTTTTGGCCAGAACCCTTTGCCACAACTTTTGCCTGGTAGCCATCCTTGAAGAGGACTATGATCTCTGTCCTGGCATCAACAAGGAGCTTTTCAATCTGGAATTCCCTGCGAAGATCCTCGTTGTCGCGAAGCTCCATAGCCATGTCAGAGAGGTGGCCTATCGCCAAGTCTTCTGTCGCACTGGCGATCACCATGTAACTCTGGATGCGGAAAAGAAGAACACCCAATCCGTAATCGTGGGTGAA